AGTAGCTCAGGCCGGAGTTGACGCCCTGATTCGTTCCAAGTGCGTTCGGGACTGAGCCGGTCGAAAAGAACACCGAACTCTCAGTCAGGACCGTCAGTGGGATCTTGATGATCGTCTTCGAGCTCAGTCTGTTCGAGAAACCAGGCAGCACGTTCGGATCCGTGCCGGTCAGGTAGAACGCGCCTGAGTTGGGCAGGACTCGCTGGTGCTCCTTGAACGGGCCTATGTTCTCCGAGTTGTCGAAGAACGCGAACTGGTCGGCGATCCCCTTGCGAACGGTGCCCGTGGCCAGGATGTCAGGTGTGGTGTTCGGCGTTGCCACCGACTCCGTGATGAACTTGAGATACTGACCGGTCGGCTCGAGCAGAGTGGGATAAGAGACCGTCACGTTGTCGCTGAAGATCACCGTGCGTGTGTCGTCGAACTTGACCGGCTTGTTGCCTGAGAAGTCCGGATCGCCAGTTCGGGCGATGGTCGGATAGGATCCCGTGGCCGAGTCGCGCTCTCGGAGCTGCACCCTGGGCGGGAGGCTGAGGTATCCCGATCTGCTGTCTGAACCCGAAATGACTGGCATGCTATCTCCTCAGACCAGCGAACGCTATGGAATCTGTGCCCACCACGATGTCCTGCTTGAGCTGCGTCGGCCTCACGACTTGGCCTGCTGTTGCGACAACGACACCCGGTGCTGGGAAACCCACGATGGAACCAGTGACATTGGCCAGCATCAAGCTGCTGATCTGCTGGTCATTGTACCTGCTGGCGTTCTGGCGTTTATCGGTCGTGTCCACGAACGGCAGTGCCATCGAGCCAGTGGCTTCGACGAAGCCAGGCTCAGGCATCGTCTCAACATTGTTGTTCAGCGGCACCTTGCCGGCATCGAAGTACGGATCTGTCGAGCGTGAGTTGAAATCGTAGAAAGAGACGATCGGAACGTCTTCGCCGAGAGAGTCCTTGACGTGAGAGCTCTCCAGCGAGCCGAACACGCCGTGTGCTGGCCGGGGGACCTCGATGGTGGAGAAGTCAGCGATGGGCCTGATCGTGAGAGGCTCGATGACGCCATCGTAGGTGTACGGGTTCCCGAAGTAGGCATTCTGCATCGTGGCAGCCATCGGGTACCGCTCGCTGCCGAGCTCGATGTAGGTCTTCGCGTCGAACTTGTCTGCCTCGCGGAACGGTTGGTATCCTCCAGCATCGATCGAGGAGTCATCGGGTCCCGTCTGACCGAAGTCTCTCTGCTCAGCCTGCAGCCTGATCTTCGTGAACGCCTTCGGGGAGTCCATGGAGAGCGTGGACAGGCTGTTGACGTCAGGCAGAGTCAGCGTCTCGTCAAAGAACCTGACATCGTAGTTGGCCTGCAGGGATCCGGTCCGAATGAGCCCTGGCGTGGTGTTCGGCAGGATCTTCGGGAAGTTGGCGCCGCGATAGTACTCAGGCCGGCTGATCTCGATGCCTTGCCTGTAGGCATCAAAGATGCTCGAGCCAGATACTGGGCCACCTATGAAGACTCTAGTTGCCATCGCTCACCCTATGATCCTGCCGTCGATCGTGTCAACTTCGTACCTGGTGTCAGAAGCATCCTCATCAACATCGTCGCCTCTAGCGGACACCTTGAGGTACTGCCTGTAGTCCTGGTAGCTGATCTTGGCGCGCTCAAGAATGTGAGACTCCACCACGAAGTTGGTGCCGAAGAAGTCTGTCTTGGCAGGCAACAGCTGCGCCAGGAAGTGCCCGATGGACACGTCAAACCAGTTGTAGAACTCGAAGAACTTCTCGAAGTTGATCTTGCCCGTGAGGCGCTTGAAGTAAACCCTGCGCAGCTTCTCCAGCTCCTTGTACGACATGGAGTACAACGCATCGGGCGTGCCCATGGCCTTCTCGATGGCCTCTAGCGTCGACAGGATGTTGATGATGTCCTCGTTCAAGCCTCTCACCAGGCTGACTTCGATGGAGAGCCTCGTGTCATCCTGCGGCAAGTTCTTGCGATCCAGCTCGTACAGCGGAGCCGTAGAGGCATCGTACCTCTGAACCAACTCTTCGTTCTCGAAGCTTCGAAGCCGGATCTTGTTGTACTCGCTGCGCTCGTCGTATCGCGGCTCGATCATGGCGAAGTCGAACCTTCTCGGCTCGATGATGCGCTTGCTGGCTTCGAGGCCGGCCGCGAGCGAGGATGAGAAATTCTGGGAGAAATCAACGATCTCGAGCTTGCCTGCTGCCGTCGACTGAGTGACGGGCTGGTCAACAGACAGGTTGAGCCTCAGCCGCTCGAAAGAGCCGGTTGGTGCGATCTCGAAGTTGAAGTTCTTGAGCGGATCAACGACGCCAACAGAGCGCGGGTTCCAGACGTGATCCTCGAACTCGGATGCATTGAGCGCCTTGGAGAAGAATCTGAGCTCACCGAACTGGCCCTCGAACCTCGTCTCTCTTGCGAGGCTGTCCGTGACATATGTCGGTGGGTGAACGCCGATCTCGATGGCAGTGTCCAGAGACTGAGAGCCAACAACCAGGAACGAGCCGCTTGCGTTAGCAGCCGCGTTGATGTTCGAGAACAGGTCCGTGTTGCCGCTGGCAGACTCATTGAAGATGGTGCTGGTCTCGTACAGATCGATGCCAGCACCGAACCTGTTGCGGCCAGCTCTCAGGAAGTAGCTAGCCGTTGTGAACGGTGATGCTAGCGTTCCCTTGCTTCGACCGTAAGAGACGTACCAGTCGCTGCCGTCGAAGACGTTCACGCCCGTCAGGATGAGGTGGATGACGTTCTCGAACTTGGCATCTATCGGCCTAGCGAACAGCTGCAAGCTGCCAGTGACCTTGCTGGAGAGGCTCTCGGAAACTGCCACCAGGTTCGCGACTGTGGCGTTGCCATCTGAGCCTGTCACGTTGACGCGCATGAGTGACTGGTTGCCCGCATAGGAGCCCGTGATCCGACCGGGAAATCGAATCAGATTCTCAACTGTGAAGCTGCCTGACGTCAGCAAGCCGTCATTGGGATCGTTCGAGATGCCGTGAGGCGGGAACTGCACCTTGTTGACGAATGTGCCAGCAACCTGCGGGAAGCCAACCTCGAGGCGGGAAGAGCTCAGGAACGTCGATGTCAGATAGGGCACAGAGGAACTGAAACCCTGCGCATCCGTGCTGGCACCCGTCTTGTTCAGAGCACCGGACATCTCCAGCAGTGCCCTGACCTCAGCGATCTTCCTTCGAGTCACCCTGAAGTCCTTGCGACGAGAGCCGCCGAACTCTCGGATCCTGACCGAAGTGTCCGGATTGATGCCGAGCGCCCTGAAGACAGCCTCAATGGAATGCCTCGTGCCCTTCGAGCGAATGATGTCTTGGAAGTTGGTCAGGAACCTTCGCAGCATCTGAGCAGTCACGTGCTTGGCTGTCTGCGAGGCTACTGCCTCGTTCAGCGCCAGGTTGATGCCCGAGAAGTACTGAGCGACAGACATGAGCCGGTAGACAAACGGCAAGCCATCGAATCCTCGGAGCTCATTGAGCACTGTCACGAGCTGGTCTGCAACACCGCCTTCCTCTTCGTAGTCGACGTGAACCAGCTTGGAGAAGTGGTCCAGGAAGATCTTGTACTCGTCGAACTGCTTGGCGAGCGTGAACAGGAACGCAGAGATGATCTGTGGCTGGCCGATCTTGCCTGAGCCGGGAATAGGCGTGGACGGCAGGTCTGTCGTGTACGGGTCACCCGTGTCAGCATCCTCATCCAGGAAGCCTTCAGCCTGGGTTGCCTCAAGCAGAAAGTGGCGCGGGATGAGCTTCGTTATGAGGCTCGGGTTGTTGGCATCGTAGTTGCTAGCAGACGTCAACAGGTCAGCGTTGATCGCGACCGTGTCCGTGAACGTCGGAAACAACACGGGCGAGATGTTCAGGTTCTCAAGTGGCTTGTTGGAGCCGCTAGGCAGGTTCTGCACCCTGAGGCTTGCACTGAAGCCCGACACTGTTGCGTGCAGGCCGTTGCCGGAACTGTCCAGCACGATGTCGTTGCCGCTGTAGCTGCCAGTAGGCTCATTGAATCGAGCGAGGTAGACGAGGTTCGGCTCCTCGATGGGATAGATGGTGTTGGTGATGTTGGCTGCGAGTTGGCCGTTCGACCGCGCCTCGTGGAAGATCCTGAAGTCGTCCAGTGCGCCTGAGAGCGTCTGCTGCGGCACGAACTGACCAGATGAGATAACAGAGGCGGGAACCGCTTGAGCCACGCCAGAGCCGACCAGCATGCTCGCAGTGACGAAATCCATGCTGCCCATCTCAATCGACGTGTTGGAGCTAGCAACGAGGCTCGAGCCGCTGAATATCTGGACCTGGTCGACGCCAGGCGTTCTGTTCAGGACAACAGCCACGTGGTTGAATACGTCTCGATCGAACGCGTAGGTAGCAGCCATCCTGTTGGAACCGGAGGTCGCAACAGCCACTAGGTTGACTGTGCTGGCACCGCTAGCAGACTCGGACAGGAAAGCAGAGATGCCGTCGCCCGTGCTACCGATCTTCTGGAACACCGTCATGTTATCCAGATCAACGCCGCCGGGATGGAAGACATCAAAGACGAACGAGATGGACTTAGTGCCAGGATCGATGGCGGGCTGTGCGTTGGGATCTTCAGAGAGCTCAGGCACCAGATAGCCCTTGCGATCCTTCACTTCAGCAAAGCTTGCGCTGAACTTGAGATAGGCCTTGTTCTTCGGGAATCGATCGTAGATGTACTTCTCGAAGCCAGTCAGGGAATCGAGATAATCCTGGATCTCGGTTCTGGAGCCGTCGAACGGGAAGTAGTTGATGATAGAATCGAAAGCCATGTTCACATTGGCTTCCGCAGAGTTGAAGAACGTGTGGTTGCTGAACTGCGACCAATCCAGTGGGATCTGCTGCGTGGACTTGAGCGGGTAGCCGAGCGGATCGTCGTTGTAGCTCGACGTCGTGTAGGAGCCAGAGTGCCCGTACAGATCGTCCATTGAAGACAAGTAGATCTTGCCTGATCCGCCGAACAGGTACTCGTTCCTCTCCGGCGTGAAGAGCTGAACTCTGCGACCGAATATGTTGGCTGGCCTGATCGGCATCACTCCACCCTGAACGACACGTTAGCTAGCTCATACCTCTCGGAGACGCCGAAATCGTTGCACTTGATCTCGATGCCGTACTGTCTGCCCATGGGCAAGCCATTCATCTTGATGTCGAAGAAGAGCCCATCGGAATCAGAGCTCATCCTCGTGCCGTTGTTGGACTCGAGGAACGGAACAACAATCTTCCTTGTCTGCTTGTCCACGATCTGGTAGTACACCTCGTCTGGAATGATGGACTTGAGACGAAGAGGCAGCTTGGCGGCGAATCGCTGCGCGTTCAGGTCGCGAACAAACACGCGGAACCTGTGCGTCTCCGTGCTCTTGAAGATGCTCTGCGAGTTCGTGCAGATGAAATCCAGATCCTTCGGAATCGACTGGAATGCCGTTCTCTCCAGGCGGCGGATAGTCAGCGAGCCGGTGTGGTAAGCGACGGTGCCATCCAAGCTCTCCCAGTACTGGTCGAACGTGACCGAGCCAGACGTGGATATGAGGGTCGAGAGAGGCGTCGAACCGGTGTAGGCCGTGGCCTCGTTAGACGGGATGGCGAACGTTGCTGAGTAAACGCCCGCAACGTTGTTGCCTGCTTGAGTGAACTGGCTAGCTGTCACGTACTTCACGAACGAGCCGGTCACAAGCTTCATGATGAGGCTGTTCTGGCCGGCGATGGAAGTCAGCGCAGATCCAGACACCAGATCGGTCAGCTGGTTGCGCAGGTAGCTGTTGAGGAACACCGATCCGGTCGAGTCAAAGTAGAAATCTTGACTGTGGTCGAATAGCGTGTCATCGAACGAGACGAGGATGCGAGGGTGTAGCGCTCGGTTGGAAGAGTGGCGAGACGCGAACCTCTTGACGAACCTGCTCTTGTCGTCCGTCTCCTCTGAGCCGCTAAAAGAGATCCGGAAGCCGTGGTCTGGAATCTGGCCTGCCAGCGTGCCAGAGACGAGGTCGGTCACATCTAGAGACAGGTCCTCGCGGCCGGTCGCAAAATACTGGCTCTTCCAGAGGTTCTTGAGGCCGTCGCCGTCCTGCAGGTTGCCGCTCGAGATGATGTCAATGTCATCGGAGCCGAGCAGGCCCTGAGCATCGGCACCTGACACGAACCAGGCGTTGTTGGTGCCGTTCGAGTAAGACGCTGTGATGAAGTTGGCTCTGTCCAGATCTCCGAACGAAGCAACGTCTCGGCCGATGCCTTCGTCGAATGACCGGGACAGTGGGAAAGCGATGAGCCGGAAATCTGCCGGGTTGGTGTTGCCGCCGAGCATGTCGAACAGCTGCAGAGTGGCCTTGAAAGACGGGCTGTTCAGGTCTGCAAGCGATGCAGTGAGAGCTCTCAGGGGTGCCAGATCAAACTTGACGAGCGCGCGGCTGATCTCTATCGGATCTGTCGTGCCAGAGATCTCGTTCTCTGAGTAGAGCTTGAACAGGTCCAGAGTGCCAGCACGGCCGACATTGGCGTCAGTCGTCCTGATCTTGCCGACGATCTTGTTGGTGATGTAGGTGTCTGAAGACGCTGTGAGTACGAGAAACATGGTTACACCGCCGAGCCAATGATGTCTGCGCCAGGGTATCGCAACTCAAAGATGGATCCGACAGGGCCCGTGTAGATGCCGTTCTTGAGAGTTGACTCCCGAGAGAACGAGGTTCTGTTGTACTGCCTGCCCTCGAATCGACCGGAGCCGTCAGTCGGAACATCAATGATCTCGAGCTCTGTCATGCTCAAGACGCCCTGCTGGTTGATGATGATGTTGACCAAGTCGTCCCTAACGATGGGCTGATTGATCTGGAAGTTGGACACGCGCAGTGCCCTTCCGATCGCCGTGTTGATCTTGGAGATGACACCTGACTTGTTGTAGTTGGGATCCAGAAGCACCTGGTATCTCACGCGGAAGTTGATGGGCTGCGCATCGAGAATATCGACAGCATCCGAGATGAGCCTAAACTCGTTGAGGTAGAGGCTCAGGTTCTCCTTAAGCGTGTCTGTCGCCACGGTGAGTCGGCCAGCAGAATCTCTCGAAATGATGTAGACGAGCGTTGAGAGCGGCGTCTCAGGATTGGGCGAGATCGCAGCTCTGAACACACGGCCGAACTTAGCGGGCAAGCTGTAGACCCTTGCGAGGAAGTCCTGCTTGCTGACGATGCGACCCTGAAGAGCACGAGCTGATGTCACCCTGGCTCTGAGATCGTTGATAGTGGGAGCCGTGTCGCCACCAACAGCAGCGACGGGGTTCGACACGTCAACAGAGTTGGCCACTCGATTGGACAGGTTAGTGAACGTGTTGTTGGCGATGCCAGGATGGTTGGCAGCGTTGTAGTCTATGGATCTAGGGAACTCCCTCTGGAACCTCTTGACGAACCTGATCGCGTTAGGGCCGACATTGTGGTTACGACCGCCGCCGTGCCTGTACCTGACCGTGATGGCAGTGTTCTTGGGGGAGATGCCGAGCGACTGGGTATCCAGCAGCTTGTTGGGATCCAGAGCGAACCTAGAGAACGTCGTCTTGCCATAGAGCGGCAGAGCTAGCTCAGATGGATCTGGGACGATGTCGTCGTCGAGAGAGTCAGCATTCCCGCTGCCGAAACGAAGCGTTGTGGCGCGGCTCTGAAGAGACGTGAGAGAGACGTATCGATAGGGAGCAGGAATGAGCTCCAGCGTGGAATCGACAATGTCGCCATCCGCGTTGACGTTCTTGATGCCTCTAAACACGTTCGACTGTGTGAGCGACTCGACCTCGTAGTAGACGTTACCGTCAGAATCCCTGACCGAGATGACCTCGGTGACGTTGGGGCTCGACAGCGAGATGGTGCGAAACGGCACGAACGTGTTCGGGATGCTGAACGTCTCAGTGCGCTCGTCGCCGGACACGCAGAGGCCGCTGCGGCTGACGATGAAAGTGCCTTTCCGCGCGCCAGTGCCAGCAACGCCTCTGACCACATTGGCCTTCAGGTTACCTGCCCTGTCCGTCTCCGTGAAGTCAACGTCCTCGACCAGGTTGAATTGGGTGCCGTTGGCAGATCGAAGCTGGGTGCCTGCAAGCACCTTGGGCAGAAGAGCGGGATCCGGGATCGGATTGCCTCCTGGCCCGTCGATGGCGAACACCTCGAAGAAGATGTCTACCTGGACGACTGCCGGCGAAGCGCCCACGATCTTGATGCCAGAGTTGCGAATGTGGTTCTCGATGTTCGCAGTCTCGACAGCAGTGTTCGGGTTGAGCTCGTTGAACTGGTGGTCGAGATAGAACGAGAGCGTGTCACCAACGAACGCGTTCATGTCCAGGAACAAGCCGCCCATGCTGGCTTCAGAGAAGTCGCTGATCTTGTCCGGGAAGTAGGCCTTGGCGTACTTGAGCAGCTCGGACCTGAACGAATCAAAGTCGCGGGCCAAGTAGTTACGCGTGCGCTCCTTGCGGATCTGTTTCTGTATTCTCTCTTTCGCCATCCTTCTGTTATCCCGCGGAGTAAATAACGACCTCGACCTTCTGGCCAGTGACGCCTAGGACTGGGATGTCGTACGTCATCCTGACGCCCACCTTGGCCACTTCCTTGTTGTCTTCGTAGATCGTGATAGGCTCGAAAGAAGCCGGCTGCACCAGTGGTAAGTACTTGGAGATGGCTCGTCCAATGCGGCGCATAGCCAAATTAGTGCCCTCGTCAGTCGAGATGTCGAAAGCGATGGGCATGAGGTTCGCGCCGAAGTCATAGAACGGTGGACGCTCGCCGTGGTTCGTGCGGAGCAGGTTCTTCAGGTTGTCCTTGATCTGGTCGAGGAGGTTCCTGTGCATCGCAAAGAGGCCGTCCGCGTTGTCGCCGAACTCCACGGGCGTCTTGATGCCGATGGGGTTGTTGGACACGAATCTGGATGCGGCCTGCCTCAGCTGCTCTTCTTCGAAGCCGACTGACTTGAAGTCGTAGACTTTTCTGGGGCCTGCAATCATCTACTGCTCCGGTTCAAGAGATAAGTATGCGATGTCGCGTTCTTGTCATGCAGGAACAGCGGTGTACGGAGGCACAATCACGGGCTTGGTGACAAACGCCGGACCGGCTGCTATCAAGTCAGCCTCAACTGCTGAAAACAGCGCGTTCGTGAGTTTCCTAGCCGTCTCGCGAGGCACAGTGTGCGCTAACAGCGAGCGAAGCAATGAACTTGTTGCTCCAACTATGGGTGGAGCAGTAGTGGCTGGTGCTGGCGGAGGCAAAGCCACTGATCTCGGTTCGAAGAAGCCAGCATTCAGGTCTTCAATGTAGGGTGGAATGATCTTCTCCCAGCCCTCTCTCGACTGTTCGCCGTACTCGCTAACTGCCAACCCAAGGAAAAAATCGGGATCCAGGAGAAGCACACCTGCGTCTATCTGGGGGCCTAAAGCATCAAGAAATGGGCCATCAAAGAAGTTGATGACGCCCATCGGATCTACCTCTTCTTCCGTCAGAAAGAACTCAGCTTGCGTCCCGAAAGACAGATCCACGTTCTCGAACGCCTCGCGGTAGTCTGCCATTACTTGACCTTGGCAACATCGCTGCGGAATGTTCTGTCATCAATCAACTCGCTCAATGCTCTAGCAGCTTCATTTATGGGCACGAGCGGAATGCCAAGGTTGCCAACAGTGACAGCTTCATCTGCCAAAACATCGAGAAAGACTTTCAAGCGAGTCATGAACTCATCGCCCAAAACCATGCTCTCTGTTGCACCGTCACCAACAAACGTCTGCCCTTCCGTACCGCTGCCGATAACAATCTTCGGGCCATCAATGATGACTGTGCCATCAGCCTCGAGCTGAATGACTGCCCTGTTCGCCCCCTCCTTGACGATGCGCACAGTGCCATCTTCTCGAGAGATCACGCGAATGTTGTTGCTTTTGGTAACGACGAACGCATCGTCGTCGACAGTCGTCGTGGTCGTGGCTCCGCTGTACGGTTCCAAGCCGAAGTTGGAGTCGCCGTCTGTGCGCATGGAGACGTAGACCCGACTCAGGTCGCTCGCGTAGTCAGGATCGCCCTCGCGAGGTCGAGCGCTCTGCGGCGTCTCTGATCCGGCTGTTGCGTTGCCAGGCCGCTTGTCGACCTCCTGCTGCTCGCGGACGTTCGTGACGACCTGCGGAGAAGTGGGATCCGCTTGGCCTCGGCCTGCAACAATGTCGATCGAGCCCTTGTTCTGGTACTCGTCCTGGAACGCTCTCGTGACAGCCGAAGACACTCGATCATCCAGGCCAGAAGCTACGCGGTCGATGCCCAGCGAGATGAGCGTGTTGTTCGAGCCCTGGATGACCGTGTCGCCTGGTCGCTTCGTGTATCTCGGCACGGCCTCCTTGACGGTCTGCGCGTACCCTGAGGACCTTGCCACGAGACGATCGAACGAGACCTCGTCGCCAGCAATTGTGTAGCCGTCCCTCGTGTTCGTGCCGTTCGGGAAACCGGGCCGCGTCGCGTCTTCTGACGCCGGGCCTGCCGCTCTCTCAGCCAGTGAGCGAGGGCCCTCTCTCTCGAAGCGCCTGTCAGAGTGCGTGTAGTTGACGTCATCGACAAAGATGGGCTCAGGCACTCGACACATCCAGTACTGGATAGGTGTCTCGCCATTGGTGTTGTCCGTGATCACCCACACGGTCTCGCCAGCATTGACTGGCATCATCATGTGTGGAGGGAAGAACGGGAAGCAGATCGTGGCCACGTCTGAGTTGCGAGCCTGCGCGTCCGTGATGATCTTGGCAACGATCGAGTTGCGAGGTGCTAGCCTGGCATACTGCGGGTTGTCGATCTGTAGCTGAGCCAGGGGAGACTCAGGTGTGTTCAGCAGCGAGGGGTCGTTGATCACATCGATGACGACAGCCTTGGAGATGTTGCTCTGACCAGCAGAGTACCTCTGGTCAGAAAGCTCGTTGGCGATGGAGCCTCTGTTACCAATGAGCCGCCTGGCATCGATGTTTCTCATGTCTCTACTCTATGTGCATCTGCGAGTACAGGTCGTCAGCATCCAGCTTGGCTTCCCGCTCCTCTAGCTTCACGATCATCTCAGCCAGCCGCAGAATCTGTTCGTTGGACTTGCTCATCCGTTCCAGGTACTTCGTCAGTGTCGTGCCAAGCGTTGTGTGGGTGACTGTGGAGTTGTCCATCGTCATCGTCGCGTTAGTGAAGAGGATGGCAGCCCTCTCTCGATCGTCGACGGCGTTCTGATAGATCTCTTTCCACAGCATGCGGCGCTTGTCGTCCAGATCGCTCAGGGAATCCAACAGCTCCTTGAAGTTGTCGACGTTCTTCTGGAGCTTGCTGCTCTTGTCTAGCGCCTTATCAAGCTTCTTGCTTGTCATCAATCCTCCCAGAACTCATAAGCGAAGATGCCGTTGCCGCCTGTGACCTCCCTGTAGTTCCTCCTGATGGAAGACAGGGCAGAGGACAACTGGTTCTGCTCTAAGCCAGTGATCTCCCTTAAGTAGACGAGAATCGATCTCTTGTTCATGATGTCGACCTGCTCGATGTTGTCGAACAGGTACTTGATCGCGTTAGCGACGAGGATCTGACGGTCGTTCTTGCAGCCGAGCTCCAGCTCGTACATGAGCTTGCCGATGATGAGATTCATCTCTTCTTGCGTGACTAGAGAGTCTGGTGACTGCACGATCGTCTTGGACTCTATCGAGTACTTCTCCATCGGCGTCATCGTGCTGTCGTCATCAGCGCTCACTTGAGCCCGAGCACGCTTGATGTACTTCTTGCTCTGGTTGATGAGCCAGCGCTTGGCCGTGATGTTATAGTAGGAGAAAGCCTTGGTGCCACGCTCAGGATCCCACTTGTGAAGCGACTCGTACAAGAATGTGATGCAGTCAGCCTTCATCGCATCCGCGTTCTCTCGCGGGCACTTGAATCCGTACACCCACACCAAGTTGTCCACAAGCGCTGTGAATGCAGGCATGATCTCGTCAGCGAACAGCTTATCTTTCTCTGCATCAGAGTCAGATCCCTGCCACTTCTTGATAGCCTTGTCAGTGTTCTCGGTGAAGTAGTTCTTGGACTTCACACCTGGGCGTCTCTTGATCTTCTTGCGGACAAGCTTAGGCATCTGATTCCTCGTTCTCTTCAGGCTGCGGGCGATCGACCGATGCTGACATCGTGATTGCAACAGCCAGGACGGCATTGCCAGCATCCTTGATGCTGTTCAGGCAAGCACGGACCTCCCTGGAATCCATGAAGAGAGGGCGGCCTGCGATGTCCAGCAGTTCCTTGTAGCTGTTGTCCAGCAAGTCTAGCGACTCCTCAATCGCTCTCTCTACCTTCAGGATGAGCATGGCGAACTTGATCGCGTAGAACACTGCGACGATAGCAACAAGCGATGTTATGACTAGTGCGATGACCATTTCACCCCAACATGTCACGTGTGAACTTGCTGTCCAGATCTGCAACGACAGAGTCGATAGAGTAGTCGCGAAGAACTGCTCCAGCAGACTTCCTGGCTCTGGTCAGATGCTCGTCACTGTCGAGAAGTGCCCGCATCTGCTCCTTGCAAGACGACTCATGAGGTTCTGCCCAAAGACACCCTGGCACAAACACACGGCCATCGATCTTTACCTGAGGGACCTGGATCATGTCGAAGCTGACTGGTAGCAGCGCATCACCCACGAAGTCCATGTACCCCGAGTGTTCAGTGCCGATGACTGGCAGGCCGCACACAACGGCCTCAAGAACTGGCAGGCCGTAGCCCTCACCCCTGGACGGCATGAGCAGGCCAGCATTCTTTTCGCTCATGTAGATCGCGCGCTTCTCACGCTCGGTCAGAGCACCGTGAAGCAAGTGAACACCAGGAGCACCCTCGACGCCAGCAAGCTTCTTGGCCTCTTTCACGCAAGCGTCCAACTTGGCCACAGTGATCTTTCGGTCAATGGTGGTGTTCCTGGCTGAGTTAGTCTTGACGATCAAGCTCACGTTCGGATCGTTGCCGTACTCCTCCACGAACCACTTGATCGCGTTGAACGTGTTCTTGCGATCGTTGGAAGCATCCGTGCCAGTCAGCTGACCGAAAACCAGGAAGAACTTGCCATTGATGCCTTCCAGCAGGCCGCTGACCTTGTCCTGCATGATCTCGCCTTCGGTCTCCTCGGGCAGGGACGGGTGGAATGCCTCCCTGACAACGTGGATCCTCTTGGAGAGGCGGCGACGGTCGTAGTCGTCAGTCGCTGAATCAATGAACGACTTCTTGGAGAACTCGGACGGAACAATGACCCTGTCCATCCTGAGGCAGGCTTTGATCCAGTCTTGGCTCACCCTGTCGGTCTCAACGCCAGCAGTGACTCCGATGTTGAACTTGCCCTTGCCCGGGTCCCACTCGTGTGGCAGCTGGATCTGAATGGTTGCATCGAACGTGCCGGCAGTCTCAGTCGAGTGCGACAGCGAATACTCGATGAGCTCTCGGTCGTAGTGGTCCTCTGAGTTCAGGTACCACGGAGTCATGCCCCACGGCATGCACTCGGTCACTACGCGGCCAACACGGCCAGATCTCTCAAGCTCGCGAGCCCAGTGAACGAACTGGCGAGAGTGGTATCCGTAGCCTGACTGAGTGAGAATCGGTCCTCTGACTAGCAAGCTCTTCATTGTCCAACCTCCTTCAGCTCAACTCTCGGATACCTGTCTTTCCAGTTCTCTACTGCCTCAAGAAGCGTCTCGTGCCACTTGTCGACGACGTCTTGGTAAGCGAACTCAGATTCAGCGTAGGCCTTTGCCTTCTGTCCGAGCGCCTTCAGTTCGTCATCAGGCATCTCCACAAGCTTCTGGATTGCTGCAGCGATGTTGTCAGGGTGAGCGTAGTCCTCGAAGATGTAGGGCACCATCTGGCTGCCCACGAGCGACTGCATGTCGACATTCAGGGCAACGCCGTTCTCCGAGCCGTCTCGATGATCGACGACCTGCCGGGTCTGACCACCCGTCTTGACGGCAATGATCGGATTGCCGCACTGCATCGACTCCAGCGTCGGAAGCCCGAAGCCTTCTGCGTAGGAGATGTTGAGGCAGAAGTCAGAGATGTTGTGCAACACGTTCATCTTCTCGAAATCTAGAACCTCCGTCGAGAAGAAGACGTGCTTGCGCAGGTCGAACAGGTCGAGCGTCTGGTAGAGATTGGGCCCTTCCTGATCGGTGGGATTCGTGTGCATGACCAGAGTCGCCTTCGGATCCTCACCATGCTTCTCCTTGTAGTCATCAACGAACTTCTTCCAGGACATCAACACGTCATTGGGGCGCTTGCGCTTCGCGTTGCGGTTGATCCACAGGCAGACTCGGTGGTCGGCACGTTCTTCGCCGAGGATCTTCCTCTTCCAGTCGAGCTTCTCATCATCCGGCAGCTCGTAGAACATGCCAGGCGGCAGAGCGTGCGGAATGAAGTTGGAAGACTCAGGGAAGTCGTCCATCACCTGTGTGTAGGTCTTGTGCGAGTGGCAGTTGATGAGGTCAGTCGCCTCGTACAACGGCTTGTTGAACACCGGCTTCGGGTCGTTGTCCCACACGTGCCACCAGACAATGGGGCAGAACTGGTGAACCTCGTCCTCCATCTCGAACATGTAGATGAAGAATCTGGGGTCTGTGAAGATGAACAGGGCATCTGGCTTCTCAGTCGCCAGCGTCACCCTGAGCAAGTCCGGATTGCCGAAGCCGTCGATGGGCTTGATGATGAAGTCGTCGTTGACCTTGACGGTGTCATAGTTCTCGTGCTTGACAGCAGCACCGAACTGGCGAAACGACCAGCACCCCTTCTTGAGCAGGCCCTCGATGAGATGCCTGGATTGCGTGCCGACCCCTGAGGCCGACAGCGCGTGATCCGATATGAGCAGGATCTTGTACTTCTTGTCGGTTGTCATTGCGCTCCGTGTAAGTATGCAACCAAGACGCTTTCCAACATCCTAACTGCACAAGGGCGCGCGTAAACTAGAATCCGACGCTGTCGCAGTGCTCGGTGCCGCGATATTCGCAGAAGCGGCAAGCCATTCGCTTCTTCAGGCACATGCTGGATGACCTGGATGACACGAACGAAGAGAGCTTCTTGTCCACCTTCTCAATCGTCTTGGGGCCCACGGACACATCCAGGCGACTCAGGGACCTACCAGGCTTGGCAGTCTTCCGAAGCAGCACGAACGCGCAGCCGATGTCCTTCAGCGGCTTCTCCTCGCGCAGAGACCAGTACTTCTTGTAGAACGCGAGCTGGCCCCACGTCTTCATGTCTTGCTGCTTCTGGATGGACCAGCCGCCGGATCGAGCGGTCTTCCAGTCGATGATCCAGTATCGCTCCTTCACGTTGCCGCGCTTGTCGGCCTTGCGAGAGACGATGATGGCATCAATGAAGCCCTTGAAGTTGAACTGCTCGCCATTGAGCTCGTGCTCAGTGGGCTCGTAGAGCTGCTCTTCTGCGGAGATGCATTCCCAGTCTCCGAACTGCTCGTCCATCCACTCGGGCAACCCGGACAGCGAGTTACGAGCCCAAGCGACGTGCTCTTCAAGATCGTTGTGCTTGTACACCCAACGAGCAGCACTTGCCTTCTCAGACAGTCGCTGGATATACTCGGGCGAGTCGAATCCCTTCTCTGCCCAAGCAGCACGCAGCTTCGCCTCGCAGTCGTCAATGTCCAACGGGCCGCCGTTGAGCCAGGCTTCGATCGTGTTGTGCAGGATCGATCCGTAGTCGAGGTAGTGGCTCTCGTTGTCCTCGATCTCGATGCCGTCAACGTACTTGAGCTTGTGCTGGTACGGGCAGTCAAGCCAGGTGCGAAGCTCGGAGAACGATACGTGTTTCTTGGCCGTCAAGTGCTCAGTCCTTGCTGTAGTAATCGGAAGAGGAACGGATCTTCATTCCCAGGCCATCGACGATCTCAGCACCCATCTCGCGGCATACAGCAGCTTCTGGAATCTCATCCACGAACCTGTCTCCGCCCTTGGCGAAAATGTCCGGATGCACGGCTCGCAGAGACTTACACACGGAGGGATCCGTGTCGATAGAAAGAAGTGCCTCATCCACACAACGCAGGGAAGACACGATCTTCAGCCTGTCCTCAGCAGACATGAACGGAGCTCCCTTCTTTAGCACCGCCTGCTCATCGTTGTTGACAATGACGACTAGCCTATCGCCCAGCTTGGCAGCCATCTCCAGATACTCGATGTGGCCAACGTGGATGGGGTCGAAGTAGCCGCTGGCCGCAACAGTCTTGATACCATCACTCATCGTCAGGATCTCCGGATCTGTTGAACGAATCACCGTAAAACTCGGCCTCGAACATCATGCGAACAAGCTGGTCGAACTTGACCTTCGGCTCCCACCCCAGGACCGTCTTGGCCTTGGTGGGATCTCCGAGAAGAAGCGGCACCTCTTCCGGTCGGAAGAGCCTCTCGTCGATGGAGACATACTTGTCCACGTCCAGGCGAGCGATCTCGAACGTCTTCTCCAGATACTCCTTGACGGAGTAGGTCTCACCGGTTGCGATGACGTAATCGTCTGGGGTGTCGTGCTGCAGCATGAGCCACATGGCTTCCACGTAGTCGCCAGCAAAACCCCAATCGCGCTTGGCGTCCAGGTTGCCCAGCTTCAGCTCCGTCTGCAGGCCCATCTTGATCCGAGCCGCAGCGCGGGAGATCTTGCGGGTGACGAAGTTCTCGCCTCGACGGGGCGACTCGTGGTTGAACAGGATGCCGCTGCAAGCAAACATGCCTCGCTCCCGGTAGTGACGCATCATATTGTGGCCGAAGAGCTTGGCGCAAGCGTATGGAGACGCAGGCTCGAACCGCGTGGTCTCAGACTGCGGCACCTCCGTGTTGGCACCGAACATCTCAGACGAGCTAGCCTGATAGAACTTTACGTTCGGCACGATCAGCCGGGCAGCCTCGAGAAGACGAGTGGTGCCGAGCACGATGCCAGATACGGTCTCCTCGGGCGTCTCAAACGAGACACGGACGTGCGACTGGGCAGCCAGGTTGTAGATCTCATCCGGCTGGTACTCGTCCAGCAGCCGATACATCGAGCTCGCATCCTCGAGAGAGAAGTACCTCACCTCGAAGTTCGGATGCTTGAAGATGTGATCGATGTTGGGTGTGTGGATGTTGCTAGTGCGGCGCTTGAGGCCGATAACTCGATAGCCCTTCTCGAGCAGCAGTTCTGCCAAGTAAGAGCCGTCCTGGCCTGTGATGCCGGTGATCAACGCTGTCTTCAAAATCGTTCTCCTTAGCTTACGCCTCGGACATTAGGGTATCTGGCAACGAACGATTGTACAGTCTCACGCAGGCCCTCGCGCAGAGGCGTGTACTCGCCGTCCCATCCAAGCTCGCGGAGTCTTTGGTTGGAGGTCGGCTTGCGATGCTGACCTTCTGGCTTGCTCAGGTCCCACTCGATCTCACCGCTGTACCCAACTAGGTCACGAATCATCTCAGCCAGCTCTCGAATGGAGATCTCTTCAGTACAGCCTATGTTGATGGGATCGCTACCGTCGTAGTGCTCAGCAATCCAGTGGATAATTCTGGCAGCGTCCCTAGCGAACGTGAACTCACGCAGTGGACGACCAGAGCCCCACAGAGAAACAGATGGGGCTCCAGACAGTTTGGCCTCATGGAAACGGCGGATGAGCGCAGGAATGACGTGGCCACCTTCCAGGTCGTAGTTATCGTTCAGGCCGTAGAGGTTGTTCGGGATGACGTTGACGAAGTTGCAGCCCCACTGCTGCCGATAAGCTCGGGCCTGAACGTCGAGCATCCTCTTGGCATAAGCGTAGCCGAAGTTGCTAGGGTGCGGAGGCCCGAGATGAAGCTGATCTTCTGTCATGGGATAGGTGACATGAGGCGCGTCTGGGTAGATGCACGTGGACATGACGGATACGAGCTTGCAATCAGCGTGACGACACGCTTCCATCACGGCCAAGTTCATTCGAATGTTATCGTCGTAGAACTCAGCGACCCTATCTGTGTTGGCCTTCACTCCGCCCACGCGAGCTGCGCAGTGAATGAGAACGGATCCGGAATCAACTATGCTAGACAGCTTCCCTGATGCATCTATTGCCGTGAGATCAACATCAGAAGATCCGATTGCTTTTGCGTGCTGTGAGAGCTTGATTATCTCAGATCCGAGAAGACCAGTGGCACCAGTGACAATCGTTTTCATGGTTGTCTGTTGGGGTGCTTGATGTGAACAGACGGCAAGTCGCCCTGAAGATCGATGAGTTCAGAAAACATGGAGTCTAGTCTCTTGGAGACGTCTTCTGGCATCGCAGACGTGCTAGAGCTTCTCTGCTTGAAATTGCTTGCGATCTGCAAGTCGCCTTCAAAATCTAGAAATTCGGCTAGCTCCTTATCGACAGATGGAAGCACAAGATCCTCGTACCTCAGGAACACGATTGGAATACCAACATCTGCATTGTACCAGCTCTCGAAGTGATTGCTCAGCTCTGGAAACCCTTCATTGCTATCAATGTACTCTCTCATCGGCAACGTTATCCGCCTGCCTGAACCCAGGTGCTTCAGGTGCAGGTTGATCCACCTGAGATCTGTGCCTGTTCGTCGCCAGAATGAAAGAAACGACTCGATCGGATTGGAATACAGGTAGATCACGCGATCGACATCATCTTCCACGGCTTGATCCGAGAAAGACTGATGCGGGTTGTGTTTCTCATCGTAGCTATCAATGCCCATGCTCTTCAGGTGCATAGTGAGAAACTTGAGACCGCTACCCCCGTAGCTGTACAGCCTGACCTTCATTCGTTCACCTCCACTCAAACCACCCTTCGATTGGCACCTTGGACAAGTTCTTGTTGCTGTGGCCCTTCCACGGTCGCCAATCCTTCCTCACACCAACACTGGATGCTTCAGATAGAAAAGCTGCCCACCAACTCATCGTTCCGTGCTCGAACATGATGTTATCGAAAGATCTCATCTTGTCGAAGTCTTCTGATATGCTAGCTGGCTCGAACACTGGCTCGAACTGCAGCAGTGCATCCACAACACCGTTCAAGTACTCAGCTGCATCCTCGTGCCCCACTGACTTGCTAGCATCCACATCGTTGTGGAACTTCAAAGAGCCCAGCTCTTCCGGGGTGTACCGTCTAAGCTCCGGCAAGTCAGACACAATGTGCAGCCTATCGAAATCAAACGACTCGATGGCTTCTCTGTAGCTGTCTGCTGATGGCTTGTACTCGAACTCGTTCCTCATGAACAAGCGGTCGCCTGTCCTGAAGTGGAAGACGAGATCACGGTCATTCGTCTTGCCGACAGGCTCAAACCAAGACTTGATCAACTCTCTGTTCTCAATGAAGTAGCGGTAGTCCTCGAAGTGACCCCTGACAACGATGTTACAATCTGGCATCGAATCTTGTGCCATGGCTGCAGCGTAGTTGCCATCGTTCACGAAGACAGCTTGGCTGCTGGCAAGACCAGCAGTGACCTCTACGCCACCAACCCACACGTTGGACAGCTCGTTCAGGCCGTAGTAGTCAGCCCACGGAAGAACCGCCTGGACCTTTCTGCCGTGCTTCTCTGCTAACAGCCGTGCTGCGACCAACTGGAACACGTTGTTGCCAAACCCGTTGGTGAGCTGGACAACTACTGAATTTTCGTTCCCGCTCAAGCAGCAGCTCCAAACTTGAAGAGCGCGTCGCCAGAACTGTTCACTGGATTGGCAGTCGATGTTCCCATGAGCGAGAAGCCCTTGGACGCCATCAGCTCAACTGTCTCTGTGAATGACATGGCTCCCTCGTACTGCATCTCCCCGAACTCGATCCAGATGTGTTTCACACCTTCGATGGCAGTGCCCATCCCTTCGATGACATCCCTCTCTGCGCCCTGAACATCTATCCAGGCCAGATCTATCGAATCCACGCTGTTCTTAGATGCCCAATCATCGTATCTGATCGTGTCGACATGTACTGGCTCCTCTAGTGTGAGATGGTATCCCTTCTTGAGAGAAGAGGAGCCGGAGTTGCCAAGCTTGAGATCCTTGTAGTCACTGCCCTCAATCCATCCGTACTTCTCCGGGACCGATGTCTCGTTTGGGTTGTGCGACTGATAGAATGGAAGCGTGCCATTCTTGTTGGACAATGCAGCCTTGAACAGGATCACGCGATCGTCACTCATATGCTTCTCGAACACTTCAGCGGATCTAGGATCTGGCTCGAAGCAGTAGATCTTGCCCACGTTATCGCCGAGCGCGTGAAGAAACCTCTGCGTGTCCTCTCCGAAGTGAGCACCAACTTCCAGGATCCTGATGGGTCCAGTAGCAGAACCTGTGAGCAGCTCGGTGAAGAATGCGAACTTGCTCTCGTACCCGCTCATGTATGCTTTCATCGAATGCTCCTATCGCTCTCTAGAAACTCAATGACTGAATCAGCCCTACTGCTCCAAGTGTGCAGCTTGACGTCCCTGTTGGCGCTCTCGATTATGGAAGCGACCTTGTCTGGATCATTCAGGACGATGGAGAGCTTCTCCTCGAAATCGCTCAGATCGCTCTTGAACAGCAGGCAGTTGTCGCCGTCTCTGAAAATGCCTTCGTATCCGTTTCCAGGCTGCTCTGCCAACAGAACCGTGCCAGAGGCCAGCACTTCGAAGTATCTAGGAGTCACGTCACCAAAAGCTGCGAGCGTTGCTAGCCAAGACTTCGACCTTCCTATCGCTGCTGCATAGTCGTCGTAAGAGGATATGCGATCAGCCACGGAGTCGCTGCCGTTCCAAAACACGTCGCCGTTATCAACCGTGTTGAGGACAATCTCCCTGATCTTGGATCTAATCGACGGATTGGCGAATGCTCCATCGGGATACAGGTTGTGCTCGTGGAGAGCGCCACTGAAACCAACCGAGAACTCTTTCGATAGTTCTCGATCATGGAAGATGTTGTCGAAGTGTCCGTACGGCAGCAACTCAGAACGGAGACCAAGCTCAGCTGCAGATTCAACGACTAGCGGAACAGAAGAGTACACGCAGTCCACCTGAGACGCTCGGCAGAACTCTAGCTTGCTGTCCAGATTGCTCTGCGGCTTGAAAGCGTACGCGGCCTTGGTGACCTTGATCCCAGAATGATCGGGATACTCTGGCCTATTGAACCATCCGAGCCCATAGATGACGGCATCGAAGCTGGCATTAACCGCGTCTAGATCGCTGTCAGCCACGCCGCTGGCTAGAGTGACCTTCGCGCCTCGATTGGCCATGGCCATCGGCAAGCCATAGTAGTAGATGTACTTCTGCTGAGTCGCTGGGTTCGCATCAGGATCTACGTACAGGATCTTCATCGGCCAGCAGGCTTCCGAAAGTGAACCATGGCTAGCGTCCTATCGTGATCTCCGATAGCATCCTTGCTCACTACTTCGAAGCCGATCCTCTCCGCTTCTTCAGAGAGCATGTCAGGCCCGTAGAAGTACCATCTTCCCGGAATGGCCTCACCATCGTGGTCCTGAATGAAAGCTTCCCAATTGTTGAACCTAGCTCTTCTCATCAGCTTCTGCTTGCCACCTTCAGACGCGTACTTGTCGGCATCGGCTATGGCGATCATGAGATTGGCACCTGGCTTACACTTGTCGTACAGCGATTCCAGGTACGCGACAGCACCAGAGAACGATATGTGGCAGAACACGTCATGCGAGAACACAAAGTCCAGCGAATCATCTTCGATGCTAGAACAAGAGAAGTCAGTCACTTGATGGTACTTGGTCTTATCGTGGTACTTCTCTGGCATGTATTTCCAGAACCCAGTATGCTCAGCCGCTTGAATGTCGATGCCGTGGCATTCCTTGGCTTCTTTGGCCATTCTCAGTAGCCATCCGCCGCCGTTGGTGCCGATGTCAACCACGACCGCATCTTTGATGTAGGGCTCGATGCAGATCTCTTCGATCTTCCACATGTCACAATGCATGGCACCCGTGCTCTGACGATCTCTGGCACAGGATTCGAATCCCTGGACGCTGATTGGTGTGCCGCCACCCCACAGGCCTACCATTCCGCTAATCTCTTTCTCGAGCTTGCTGCTGTCTTCACTCGCCATGTTATCTCCTCGGATCCTTCACACTTGGCGCTATGTCCTGCATTCCCCTGAACAGGTCCTGCTTGTAAGTGCCGTTCTCAACCAGGCCGACATTGACGATCTCTGGCTGAACCATGTGAGCGTACAGAGACACGACCTCGTTATCGCCCCACCGGTGCTTGTAGATGCCGCCGTGTTGATTGACGGCTGCTATCCACGATTTCCACAGATCCGTCTTGAACGTGTCTGTGTTGATCACGTATGTGTCACACCAGTCCAAGAAGTGGAAGTTCCAGCCAGCATTAGGATCGTCCATGAGGGCTCTCAGGCGCTCATTCTTTGGCTCGATGCCATTCCTGCTGATGAAATCTCTCGTCAGGTCCCAGAGGCCTTCACGCGTATCCAGGTGGCCTTGGTGCGGTCCGCCATTTTTTAGGCGCTGACCCACGAAGTAGGCTCCGATGTCATGGCCAGACTGCTCAACGATCGTGATGGGGTTCTCTTCTACCACCCTGGTGTAGCCACCCTCGTCATCGTGCACGATCATCCACTGATGCTCATTGGCTCTGCACTGGTCATGGTCATACATGTTACTGACCAAGTGGCACATGTGCAAGTAGCCCTTTCGTCGGATGCCGAATCCTCTCGCGTAGCTGTTGTAGTGGCGATTGTAGAAGAGCTCTTGTTCTGGGATGTGAATAGGCGTTCGGTAGTTGATGCTGATGAACCTAACATCCTGCTGAGTGCCTTCAACCAATCGAGCTCTTAGTTCCCTGTCATCGTAGATGTCATCGAAGTAGTAGACGTTGACTGGGAACCCTTTATCCTTGTTGTAGCCATTCCAGATGGTGGCAAGCGCATGCTTGATGCAAGCACTTCGAGAGGAAACGATGTTGATGCTAGCCTTTTCCGTCATGTCAAACTGCCTCTAGCGCTGCAAATGCATCCGAGTAGCTGCAAACCTTGGTGTCTTTCCCGGCACAGAACTCAAGGAACGAACCGAACTGCTTCGTAAGCTGATCAGGCCCATCCAAACTAACCTCAACAGGCTCGTTGTTTACTGTCACCGTCTTGGCAACCAGGTCGCCAATGAGCAGATCGCCCTCAGACTCGATCACGATCCTGCGATCAACAGAATCATGGAGCCAACTGGAATGGATAGTGGCTGTCGTCTCACCATGACTCAAGCTGTACTTGGCATCGATAACTCTTCCTGTTTCACCCGTCTGCTTGGATCGGTCAGAGACGTTGACATCACCCAGCATGTATCTAGCCAGATCCAGGTCATGGATAGACAGATCAAGATCAACACCCACATCAGCAATGCGAGTCGGCAAGCTGCTCAGCCTGAAGAAGCTGCACGTGTCAACTCTTCTGCCTTTCGTGGCATCGACCAGGGCTTCAACAACTGGATTGAACCTCTCAATGTGGCCCACTGCAAGCGAGCCAGAGAATCTCTCCAGCCTTCTTGCTGCATCCAAACTGTTGGAGATCGGCTTCTCAACAAGCACCTTGAGGCCGGCTTCGAGAAGCATCTCTGCCGCATCAACGTGCGTGGTAGTAGGGCTAGCAACCACAGCCAAGTCGTGTGGCCCTGATGCCAAGCACTCCTGCAGCGACGAGAAGTGAGTCTCGTTATTCAGCAGCTCCTTGGACAGTTCGCCAGGCTCCACAACAGACACGCTATCGACAACCTCGAAGTTCCTAATGGCATTCAAGTGATAGCCGCCCATCTTCCCGCAACCGACTAGAACAACCCTCACTTGGTAGCCTCCAGAATCGACTTAGCCACGTGGCTAAGCTCTTCGTCCGTGAGGTCAGGGAAGATTGGCACAGCAAAGACGCCCTCACACACCCTGTTGCAGACAGGCAGATCCGTGTTCCTGAACTCTTCAGGAATGGCCGTCCTGCTAGATGCTGGGAATGGATAATAGCAAGCCGTCGGAACGCCCAGCTCGTTCAGCTTGTTCCTGACTTCCTCTCGATTGGCCGCTCTGATCGAGTACTGATTGAACACGTGCTTGCCGCGGTCGTCAGCAAACGGTAGAACCAAATCAGCGCCATCGAGAACTGAATTGTAGTAGGCTGCATTGCTGGCTCGAGCGTTGTTCCACTCGTCGACGTGCTTCAACTTGACGCTCAGGACAGCTGCCTGAAGAGCATCGAGTCTGAAGTTCCCACCGAGATACAGGTGGTCGTATCTGACATCAGGGTTGAGCCCGTGCTGCCTCATTGAGATCATCTTCTTGTAGCTCTCTTCGCAGTTGGTCACAACTGCACCGCCGTCGCCGAAGCAGCCGAGATTCTTGGCGGGGAAGAAGCTGAAGCAGCCGAAGTTGCCCATCGAGCCAGCCTTCTTGCCGTTCCACTCTGCACCGATTGCTTGAGCAGCATCCTCGATCACGACCAGGCCGTGTTCGTTGGCGATCTCCAGAACAGCTGTCATGTCAGCGCACTGCCCGAAGATGTGAACTGGCATGATCGCCTTGGTCGATGGCGTGATGGCCTCAACGACTCTGTCTGGATCGATGTTGTAGGTATCCTCGCGAATGTCAACGAAGACAGGCTTGGCACCTACCCTGATGATAGCTTCTGCTGTCGCAAAGAACGTGAATGGCGAGGTGATGACCTCATCGCCCTTTCCGATGCCGGCTGCCAAAAGAGACAAGATGAGGGCATCAGTGCCAGAGCTACATCCGACTGCAAACTTGGTGCCGCAGTACTCAGCCAGCTCTTCTTCGAACTTAGAGACAGAGCTACCAAGAATGAACATTTGGGAATCAATAACGCCTTGAACAGCCTCATCTAGTTGCTCTTTCAGCTGCGCATACTGGCGCTTTAGGTCCAAGAATGGGACTTTCATTGTTAGCTCACGGTGTGTTGTAGCATGTTTTCTAGCGCACTGGCGTAGCTGTGCGCATCTCTCATCATCGTTCCATCTAGGCTATCAACCATGATGAACGGATTCCTTCTCTGCTTTCTGCCGCTATCCATGTCTAGCGCAGGCGGCTCGTACAGCTTGCAGGGCCCGAACGTCTCCTCGTCCTGAATCTCTGTCCAGGATTCGCACCACGGCAGGCCTACAGGCAGCTCGTTGGTGCCGCCAGCTGTGGAGCAGACAAGATGACAGCCGCAAGCTAGGGCGTCGACCACCACGTTGGGACAGTGGTCAAGCCAAGCCAGGTGAACGAACGTCGAGCATGCCTTCATTGCTCCGATGAGAACAGACCATGGCTGCTCACCAACGTAGACAACTCGATCCGAAGCGATCTTGGCGACTCCGTTCAGGACATCTTGGTCATCAGCCTTTCCGAACACCAGCATGGCAGCGTTGTCTGGCGCGTGGGCTTCGAAGTATCGCACATTGTCCTCGAGCCGCTTGTGAGGCCGCCAGTGGGCAGCACACATCCAGAACTCTTCGTACCTAGCCAGCTGCGGGATGGCATTCTTGATGTCCATGGGCTCCACCTGCTCGATGATGTCGTGGCAGGTTCCATTCTGGATCGTGTGGATGTTGGCACGCTTGCCGAAGTGGTGCTCGATGAGACCTCGGTCGTACTCCGACTGAACAACTACAGCATCGGCCTCGTCGTAAGCAGCCTTGATGGGAGCGTTCTGGGCCCGCCAGTCCTGGTCGCTATTGAAGTAGATGCCATCCAGCCGCAACAACGTGGGAGCGACCTTGTTCACGACCTGAATGAACGAGATTTGAGCATCGGGCTCATCTCTGGGGCCGACGATCTCATGGCCCAACTGCGTCAGCTTGCGAGCAAGCTTCTGCGCGTAGTTGTTGGGGCCGTTGGAAGCCCCGAAGTTGACGTTGTCGAAGTAGATCTTCACTCGATGTAGCCTCTAGCCCTAATGAACTCTGCTGAGCCCTTCTGTTTGAAGCTGCGCTCAGTATTGAACAGGTTCGGATCTTGCAGATCGATGTCATAATGGTACATGACTCTCGGCAAGAATACAAGCGGTTTGTTGGCAAGACGGGCTCTCTCCATCATCGGCAGGAAGACGGCCTGGTCGCAAGCGATCATGATCCAGTTACCATCTTCGTCTTTGAAGTTGTCCTCGTTGAGCCCCTTGAGCTCGCTAGCAACGAACGTCTTCAAGTGCGATGACTTCCAGGGCTGCTCGTAGACGGACTTGCTGGCGTCGATAGGGCCAGAGATGTTGTGATCCGTCAGCGACCACCTGTGAGCCGTCCAGAGAACGGCCGGCTTGACCTGGTCATAGAACACGTTGATGATAGCAAGCGCGTCCAAGTCGATCAGGTAGTCACCAGCATCGAGACGGACGATGACTTCATCATCCTCAGCCATGTTGTTCACGATGTCTAGGGTGTTCCTGACCTCGCCGTGCTTCTCTTCACGCTTGATGACGGTGACCTTCTCTGAGACGCCTAGCCTCTCTGCGTAACCAGCCGCAGCCTCGGCCGTGTCATCATCAGACACATCGTCGATGACCACCATGCGCCAGTTATCGTAGGACTGACCTGCCACGGAGAGCATGGTGCGCCACAGCTTCTCGCGGCAGTTGTAGGCAGGCGTCAGGACTAGCATGCCAGCACCACTCAAGCTGCCACCTCGATCTTCACGTGAGGCATCGGCCGGCTCAGGTCGACCTTAGTGTGGAACACGTGGCCGCCAGTCTCATTAGCCAAGCGAGCGCCCATCTCCTCGATCTCCTGCTCAGTGACCTCTGACCAGGGCTTATCGAAGACCATGTTCTTCTCAGCCGTGTCCTCCACCTCCTGGCCGTAGAGAGACTGCCAGAACCCGGACCAGTGATCGCGGTACATGCGCAGCTTGCGAGGGATGTCGATCCAGCTGTAGTGGACGACGCCTGGCAGGGAGTTGACTGCGCGCTGGAACCAGTCCTCGTATGCCACCAGGGCGTTGGGGTTGCCTTGCAGGGCTGCGATGCGTATCTGGTGGACGCCCTGGTCGTAGAACCCGGCGTGCGGAAGCTGGTCGCCCGTCTCTCTGTTGATGTAGTCGCAGGAATCGGTTCCGGGCAGAGCATAGACGGTTCCGTCTTCTCTCTCTTGACGAAGAGGACCCGGGATGCCGTGCGTGATGTGCGGCTTGTTGCGGCTCAGGCGCCACTTCCACGGGTTGATGTCGACCCGCACCTTCTCCTTCGAGCCCCAGTACTCCACGACGGGCAGGTCCACGATGTCGATCGCCTTCGGGAAGTGTCGGCACAGGTTGACGATCTTCTCCTTGCTGCCGGCCGGGACCACCTCGTCCACGTCCTGCTGCCAGCAGAACTCCATGGTGCACAGGTCTCTAGCTCGAGCCTTCTGCCAGCCGTCTGACTGCGGGGCCCAATCGGAGGAGTCCCAGTCAACCAGATGCTGGTGCACAACCAGCCTTGGTTCTTCCTCAGACCACTGCTGGAGCCATTCCCACGTGCCGTCGCTAGAACCAGCGTCCACAACGACAACCTCGTCACAGAACGCCAACAGGGAATCGATGGACTCTCGCCAGGGGTAGCCGCTCTTGTCGCAGTCGTACGTGGTCGTGTAGCCTGAGACCGTGGGGACATAGTTCATGTGGTACTTGATCGCGTTCCAGAAGACCTCTCTAGCGGCGTAGAGGTAAGACTCGATGTCGAGCAGGTTGTCGGTCGCGAACCACTCCTCATCCTTGTGCTGCACGTTGTCGTTGAGGTCGAGCTCCAAGCCGAGCAGCTTCGCCTCGATGACGACGCGAGGGCAGGTGTCAGCGCCGAGGGGGTGGAAGATGAGGCCCTTGGAAGACGCGAGCTTCTCGAGCATGTCATCGTAGGGCAGGCCCCAAACCTCTTCCACCTCATAGCCCTTCTCTTCAGCAACCTTGATGGCCTCGTCTCGGCCCTTGATCCAACTCGGAGAAGAGAGCACGATCCACTTGTCGCTCACATCTTCTCGAGCTTCCCTGAGAGCCTTGATCTTAGCGAAGAACTCGTCGTTGAAGACGGAACTGAGGACCTGGGTATCGGCACCAGACAAGAACGGGAACAGGTTAGCGTACCTCTGCTCCTGGGCCTCGGACATCCAAAAGGTCTTCTTGGCGCCGAGCAGAAGAGAAGAGTAGAGCTTGCCCTGCATCTCCTCATGACAGTTGCACTCAACACCTTCAACAGAGAGATGCTTCTCTGGGCTCCTCCACTTGCAGTACTTGTAGTCGTACTCAACAACTGCGTACTGGAGGTTGGCAATGATGGTGGGAATCAACTGCCAATCCAGGGCTCCAATGTTGAAGAACACCCAGAACTTGTCTTGGTGCTTCTGGAGCATGTCCATGGTGACCTGGGAACTCAACAGACGACCGATGCCCATGCCGTCAGGCACAGACTCAATCAGGGCTTCAGTGCTCAGCTCTGCACCGCCTTGGTACTGATCAGCGAACGCATCGGCCACAAATACTAGATCAACATCACCCAGCTGCATCACTTGGGTGGACGTATCTCCAAAAGGACTCTTATTGAACATGTATATGGATCCTGTTGTTCTAGTGTTCTAGTTTTCTAGTGTTTTGGTGTTTTAGGGTTCTTAAAAGAGGTATGCATGTTCAGCGAGTTTACAACAAAAAAGAGGGGTAGAACTCCTCGTAGTACCATGCATACCGGTCCAAAAGCGTCCTTTGCACCTCTTCCGAGATAACGTGGCGCTTCAACTCTTTGATGCTGCTGAACGTCTCATGCGGCCACTTCATGCCGTAGTGCGAGTCTGACTCCCTCTCGAACATCTGCAGTTCTTCCGGGTTGACATCATTCGGATCGGCACCGATGAACTCATGCACTCGTCGCATAGTTTCTATCGGCTGAGACACGAGTGCTTCGTAGGCGACGTAGTAGACCCTAGCCTTGATCTGATCACCGACGTCTGCTCTGAAGTCCCTGATGGCCTTGATGGGATCACCTATGACGCCTCCCGTTCCGAAGAGCTGCGAGGCTCTCTCGTCTGAACTGTGGTGAGACATGCCGTCCCTGAAACCCAACAGAGCAGTCTTCCTGTGCGCCGACTCAACTGAGCCAAACAGCTGACCAAGTTCCCTGATGCAGACGATCATCTTGAAGTCAGGATCTATCTCGCTCAGAAACTCCACGGCCTTGAGCCAACCTCTGCTCTTGTCAACAACGATGCTCTTGTGCTCATCAGCATGAGAATCCAGCCACCCGCTGATCATACCCTTGTAAACTGCCGCTAGTCTAGCGTAGTTTTGATTGAACGCAGAGTCTAGCCTGGACAGAAACGAGTCATCTGCAGACAAGCCAACTCGCGTCCTCTCTAGCATGTTGAACAGCGGAGAAGTCATGCCGTCACAAGAGATGCTCGGATGTTGTGCCAAAAGCTGGCACAACAATGTAGAGCCAGACCTGGGCAATCCAGTGACGTATACTCTCTGCTTGCTCATGGCGAAATCGTACGCCAGGACACAAGAAGTAAATCAGCTGCTAGAAATCTCGCGGGGCGTGCCATCCGGATGCGAGACGAAAACTGCACCTCTCACGCCATCCACGGCAGCCTTCGTCAGGACGCTTGCATTTCCCGAGTCGACGTAAGCTATCAGCTCATCGAGCTCCACCTCGAACTCTCGCAGGTTCTTCATGGAGTCATCGTAGTAGTGAAGCGTTTTCGGGTGTTCTTTGACAATCCAGTTCTTGATCTTGGAAGCCTTGTCTTCCGGCGCGTTGGAACCTAGGCCGACGATGTTGCGGCTCGGGATGCCGATCCCATCGAAGCCCATGGAAATCGCGACCGAATCCAAGTAGCGCTCGATCGCTCCCTCCGATGCCGAACCTCGGGCCGTGAGGATGTAGACGATCGCGCTCGGATCCGCGGCCTTCTGCATGAAGAGCTTCACCATGTGGCTGATGGGCTCGGCATCTCGAACGGTGTTGAAGTCGCTAAAGTTGAACTCCTCGTTCCCCTGCAACTCGTAAGTGAGAAACTCCTCGGAGGAAAGCTCCTCGATGATGTCTGCATCGTCCGGCTGCTCTCGCGGATCGTAGAGGCCCCTCGGGACCACGTAGACCAGGTTGCCCGTCTCTGCGAGCGTGTCATCGAAGTCGAAGACGTAGAGATCGACCTTCGGGTTTCTCGCTATGTTCTCCCGAAGCCTCATCATGAGTTGATGATGTAGTTTCCGTCCGGGTTGAACCACAACAGCCCCTTGTTGGTGACGTTGTGCCCCACGATTCGAACGATCTGGCCGGATCCTCCCGGCGGGCTGTCGATCACGTAGCCGTCCGAGCCTGTGGAGACGTGCATCGCAGCACCGATCGTGTAGGAACCAGTATTCGGCGTGGTAGGCAACTTGTAGAAACCGCGAAGCAGAATGCCTTTGTCAGTGACGTTGCCGGTATCGATCGCCATGCCAACAAGGCTTCCCGACATCGCGCTCGAAGCGTCGCCAGATGCCAGAGTCCAGCTGCCACCATTCGCCAGGTAGTAGACGAGGCCAGCAGTTACCGAACCACCGCCGATGTACATGATCTCGCCAGCAAATTCACCATCAGCAAAGTTGCCCACACCGGCATGCTTCTCGACGGTCGAGCCAGACATGACCAGCTTCGTCTCATTGGTGGAACCGGGCGCCTGGGTTCCGTCTGGGGCGAGCACTTTTCTCTGCGTCGTGATGTCACCGACGTCGCCACCAGAAGTCAGGTTGGACGCGATTCGAATGGCCTTGGCATCGTAAACGCCAGGCGTCTTGGAGCCAGCCTGGAAGCTGTTTGTGACGTCGTTGGTTCCTTCACCTATCTGGAAGCTGTTGTTGGCTGTTGCGTTGATGTCTCCTGCAGTCGCACGGCCTACAGCGAACGAGCCGCCACCAGACGCGTATACTTGGTAAGTTCCAGCCGTGAACCCTCTGGCAAAAGCTCCTGCGCCTGTGGCTTTTATCGTGCCCATGCCTTGAGCGAATGAACCGTAACCAGTCGCTTCTATGACACCGTAAGCGCTAACGCCCTGCGCGAAAGACCCGTTGCCGGTCGCAGCAAGCGCGCCACCAGGACCTGCGTATCCCTGTGCGAATGAGCCGACCGCTGATGCAGAAAGAGGCACACCGATCCCACCAGCTTGACCTTGAGCGAAAGATCCCAAGCCAGATGCAGTCAGCCCACCGCCGCCATCGTGTCCCTGCGCGAAAGTGCCCTTATTAGTCGCGTTGATGCCACCGTTGTTCGCTTGGCCCTGCGCGAAAGATCCACCCACGCCTGTTGAAACTACGTTGCCTCCACCGGATGACAAGCCCTGAGCGAACGATGCCACTCCGGATGCCTTGATGTAAGAGCCGCCGATGCCGTATCCGTGCGCGAAGTTGCCTGGATTCGAACCTAGATAATCGTGAGCGAACGCCCGGATGCCAATAGCAGTCAGTCCACCGCCGCGGTTTACGCTGATGCCGCCTTCCGAAGAACCTGTGAGGATAGCCAACGAGCCCGTGAGCAGCAGCAGGCCTGTAGAGTCAGCCGAGCCAGTGGAGACGAATGTCAAGTTGGTCGACCCGGCGAAAGCCCCGTTCGAGTTGAACTGAACGTGCGTGTCGGACCCGCCCGGTGACCCGCCGCCAGCTGCTGAGATCGTGATCTGCCCACCAGACCCGGTTGCGATGGTCACGTTGGAGCCAGCGACTAGGTAAGACGTGTCTGCCGTGGTGCGCTCGATCGATCCGGAGATCGCTGTTGACTTGAAGGGAACTGATGCCATCTAACTCACCTCAGGGAGACTGGATCGCGTGGATCTCCACAGTGCCAGTGAAGGCTGCGGAAGCGTTGATCGTGACCGAGCTCGTGGAGACGGCTGAGATGTAGACGTTCACGTTGTCGTCCTTGGCCGTGGCCGTCACCTTGGGTGCGCTCGAGAAAGACGTAGTGAAGTTGTAGGTCTCTTGATCTGTGCCTGAGAATGAAACGCTTGCGACTTCGTAGATCACGTTGCTACCCGCTTGCTCTGTGTCATACTGGTACTTGTAGACTGGGACGCGTCGGATGAACGGATAGGTTTTTCTCGTCCTGTTGACGTCAACTCTTTTCACTGCCACCGACCGTCTCCTGTCTAGTTCTCACACTAAGTATGGATCAGAGCAGCTTGTTGGCCTCGTTAGCGAGTTCGGATCTGCGACCGCGATTCAGGTGGATGTGGCCCGATAGAGGCGAGTTCCTGAACCTGTCGATGACGATGCTCAAGCCGTTGGAGTACCTATCGATGTAAGGCGTGTCGATCTGATCAATGTCGCCCATCAGGACTAGCTTGCTGCCCTCTCCGACTCTCGTGATGATCGTCTTGAGCTCGTGAATGGTCGCGTTCTGAGCCTCATCAACGATGATGAAAGACTTAGGGAAGGTCCTGCCACGAATGAACGACAGAGGAGCAACATCTATCTGGCCCTTGTTTCTCATCGCCTCGAAATACGCCATGTCCTTGAACGCGTGCCTGAAGTTATCGGCGATCGGGCCGAGCCACGGTGCCATCTTGTCGTCTATGTCACCAGGCAAGAAGCCGATCTCCTTGCCGACTGTCTGCATGCTTCTCGTGAACACGATCCTGTCGTACACGCCATTCACGACTTGGTCGATGCCAACCAGGAGAGACATGAAAGTCTTGCCAGAGCCTGGTGCTCCCGTCATCGTCAGCAGCGGTATGTTCTTATCCATCAAGAGCTCTAGGGCGTACATCTGCTCCTTGTCGTAAGGCTTGATTCCGCTCTTCTGAACATCATCCTCTCTGATGTTGATCAGCTTGTGGCTGTCGCTAGATGTTCGGCAGATAGCAGACGCGTTGCCAGACTTGACGATCACTAGTTGATTAGGTGCCAGTTCACCCCTGAGCTCTTCTGGGGTGTCCGTCTCGCCGAATGCGTAGACATTCCCAATATCGATACCATCGTGTTCTACAGTGGTCTGGCCAACCCACACAACACTCTCAGCATCGAACTTATCCACATTGATGTGGTCCTTGTAGTAGTCCTCGGCCACAACTCCCAACGCATCGCACTTGACTCGCAAGTTGATGTCCTTGGTGATGAGCCTGATGTCTCTGCCTTGATTATCTGGCTCATTCTTGATCTGAATGGCGCTCAAGAGGATCCTGTTGTCAGGAACTTCGGCATCAAACAGGATTTCCTCATCAACCATCCGGATGGTCTCACGGTTCAGAGACACGACGCGGTAGAACGTGTCGTGTTCCTCGCAGTAGACGCCATCAGACAAGAGAGTCCCTAGTTTCCTGAGCCCGTCTAGGAACCTGTTGACATACCTCGCAGACTCGCCCAAGATGCCGCTAGCCTCCTTGAACTTGTCTAGCTCATCTAGCACTTGCATAGAGAGGTAGATGTCGTTACCCTTGAAGCTATGGATGGCTTCCTTGTCGTACAAGAGGACACTAGTATCCACGAAGAAGAGCTTTCGATTCCGATTCATGTAAACACTCCGAAAGTTGGTTTCAATATACTCAATTCAGGAGCAAATGGCAATGAGCATCAGACAAAAGAGAGAAGAGACGTGTTTCGAACGACTGGCATCCATGGGATGCAATGCTAACTGTGGCAACCGCAAGTGCAGCTTCCACGCGAAGAGCATGGAAAAGAACTGTGCCATCCTGGAAGCTGATGGCGATAGGCTCACTTTGAGGTCCATTGGTGATATTTTCGGTCTCTCTAGAATGAGAATTTGCCAGATCGAGAAGTCGATCATAGCAAGGCTCAAAGAGGAAGTACTTCCTGACCTTCAGGAAACATGTGACCTAGAGTGATCATGACTGTGTTCCACACAATCACGAATCCGTAGATCCCGACGATGATGGGCCACGTTCTCTTGAGCGGTACTTTGCCATCTTTCAGCCACTTGATGTAGGCTGCAGTCAGAGCCAACTGCATGCCTGCTATCTTGACCATCGCAAAGTACACGATGCCAGCATCGATAACGGCAGCCATCAGAGGGTTCACTTCTTCCGCAGTTCCTGACAGGATCGCGTAGGAAGTCAAGCAGAGGTCGATGAGATTAGCGACGAGCAGGAACACGAACGTCTTCCTTCTGGGGAAGGTGTTCCATCTCTCAATCTCTCTCTGGGTGCTGAAATTCAACATAGCTGCCACTGGGTCAATGGACAGCTATAAATATGCGAAGGGGGTCGTCCGAAGACGACCCCCACTAAATTTGTTGGCTTGCTATGCGTTCTAGGCTTCTTTACCGAACGCGTTCGATGCCTTGACAATATCACCAATCTGGTTCTTGGCAGCTCTCAGCGCTTTGCGAGCTCGAACACCAGCTGACTTGTTGCCTTTCACGGTCTGAGCAGTGAGTTCCTTCTGCGCAATCTCAAGCAGGGTCTGCGCTTCGGTCAGGTCAGTCAACAGTGCATTCGTTTCCACGGTCTCTTCAGTCATTTCACACCTCCAGTTTTGGTTTCGACTGTTCTTCCATTGCCTTGCGATAGGTCTCTTTGCCCATCTCTTTGAGTTCAGCCATGCTAGATCCTCTACTAGCCAGCTCTCTCATCTCTCTCATCAGTTCAATATCGGTGAGATCCAGTGCCAACTGCTCCACGATCATGCAGATGATGTTGTCGTTGACTCCGAAGTTCCTGATCTCCATCACTATGTCTTTTGCTGCTCTGATCTCTTTGATGGTAGCAGCCTTGATGTCTTTCATCTGTCGCCTCCAACATAGATGTCCGTGACGAATGTTTCAAGCTTTACGGTTCCGTTCTCGGTGATCCTCATGATCTTGCCTTTGACTGTACCAGACTCTTGATCCTCTTCTCTGGACAACACGATGCTGGTATCAAACTGCCTGTTCTCCACAACGAACAAGCACAGTTCCCATGTCGCCAAGTCGGCATCGTAAGAAGTCAGGACGTCAGAGACGGCACTTGGCAGCATGAACTTCATGTCATCCGTGCTCAGAACGCTGGCCTTGGATTCCTCGTTGCCAACCATGACGTCCGACTTGCAGATGTCGAAAACTCGATGAAGCACACCGCAGTTGTTGCACTGAGCGATCTTCTCTAGCACTGTATCGCTATCGTCGATGATCGAGAACACCACGAACTTGTGGTAGACGACCTCTTCTCTCTTGCGATACTGCGGCAGAGTGCAGTGGCACTCGATGAGGTGCTTGATGCCTTGCATCTTACGCCGTGATTCTGCCGATCGCTGAGGTGACCTGGGAGTCGATAGCATGCTCGATCATGAGCTTAGCCTTGACTTGAACGGTTCTGATCTGCTGCGCATTCGCTTCAATGCCTGCTTCGCCCATTGCAGTCGTAGACATTGAATCCACAAGAGCGTTGATGCAAGCAGTTTTCAGCGCTTCCCTCGTGTTGTAGAGCTCGTTAGCCACCACCTTGGGATCGATGCCAACGGCAGTCACTTCAGCTGGAGCACTTTCAACGGCGGTCTTCACAGTCTTCTTTCTTGTAGCCAATTTCTTCCTCGTTTTTCTGAGCCAAGAGTCTCTTCTGACTTTCGAGATGAGCACTGCTAGCTTTAGTTTGAGCCAAGCGATCATCTTTTCAACACCAATCCGATGTTGCTGACGTTGTCCATGGTTGACCTCACGAACTCTGCAGCTCTCATAAAACTATCGACAGGCATGCTGTGTAAACCGTTGCTGGCCAAAATGTGCGCCTCAGACAGCATTGATGACCATAGCGACAGCATGCAGCTGAGCTCGTCCATGAGGCTAGAGCTAGATCCCTTGCTCACTTTGGGCAACACGACTTGAAGCTTGGCAGAGTTGAGCTTGTTTAGCCTGGCTCTAACGTGCTGGGCAGCCATCGTGTCTGAGAGAGAAGACAGCTCTTCTTGAACTCGATCCCGGTGTGCTCTTATGGAATCCGCGCTTGCAGCGCACTTGATCGCCCCTAGAGGTGATACCATCACACCGCTCAAGTTTCCTAGCCCATTGGGACTGAACTCCTCTGGTAGCTCCTGGTAGTCCACAGACGATGATATGCCACCTAGGTCAGCGATAGAGAAGACTTGCGCCTCCTTCTGCAAGTCGGCTTTGCACAGCAGCACTTTTAGCTTGCCGACCGCGTTGTTGTGCTCGACAGTCTGGATCACCTCTTGCGAGAAGCTAGTTGCCGCTACCAAGATCGGCTGACTTGACTCACCTGCCCAAGTGAACACCTTGTGCAGCCTTCTGACCTTGTCCACATGCCCGTTGAAACACAGCACTGCGACGTTATCGGCCTGCCTCCACGGAAGCCTTTGGGACAGATCGAACGACAACACGACCTCGTTGCTGAGCTTGAAAACTGGCTGCACAAGTCCGGCCCTCTCATCGAGCTCAATGCTGACACCTGCCCCGCTCTCTGCCACTATCCTCTTGAAGATCCCGTAGGACTCGCTGTTCGATCCTATGCCGCACGAAGAGATGATCGCATTGAAAGTTGCTATCAGTTTGTCTTTCACTGGGATCGATGCAGCCCTCTCTTCGATGACCTCATCTAACAGCTCTGTTCTGCCGTCCTTGATGAACTGCACGATGGAGTAGGCGGCAGGATCCTTCTTGAGAAGCTCGTGCTCTTGCAGGCTGACGATGCCGTTGATCTCTCGGGCTGCAGAAGATAACCCTTGGGAGACATCGTCGTGCTGCACAGCTTTGCCTATGCCAAATACGGAAGCGCTGAGCCTCTTTGGGTTACCGTAGAGGCTCAGCACGCTTTGTCTATCAGATTCTTTGACTGGTATCATCTCAGTTGAGTGCTCTACTCTTCCTGTCTTGGCCGTTGGATGAGCCACTGCCGTGTGCCAGTTGCATATTGTAAGACCAAGCGGCAAGATGTGAAACGGCGCCGATCAACAGCAGCGCGTATCCAACGTATTGAACAGCTGATGAATGATTCAGAGCTGACACAATCAGCTCTCTCACCAAGATGATCGTTGTGCCGCATAGCACCAGCAGCTTAGACATTGATGTACTCCTTTTCGATCAGTTCGACCATACCTGTGATGGGATCAACCAGAGATGGCATGCACTTGTCTTTCATCTCTTCTAGCGTCATCCAAGCGTACTCTACATGCTCCAGCTCACCTGTTTCTGGATTTTCTTCTAGAGTCACCTCGCCATCCATGTTCATGCCAAGAAACAAGTGGAGGCTCCCGTGTTGCAAGTGAATCCGACTCAGAACCTTGAAATCCTCATCAGAGATCAAGCCCGTTTCTTCTGCCGTCTCCCTGATGGCTGCATCCAGCGGCTCCTCTCCGTTCTCGATGATGCCTTTTGGAAGATCCCACTCGCCATACTCACCATTGGCTCCGTAGCACCACTCGTTCTCGCAGTTGGCCACACGGATCGTCAGGAACCGCAGATCTTGCACTCTATAGACGATGCCAGGGTACTGATCTGCTAGCAGGATGCCTGCTGCTTGCTTTGCGTGCTTCATTTCATAGCCTCACTTGATGGTTGCTGCCAAGTTCTCTGGTAGCATGTTCACGTTCTTGGATGCGAATCGATGCCAATCTTCATCCAAGATGTACGTCACTGCGAAGTCAGCCTCGTTCCTAACGGATCGACCAACTGACTGCACGATCGTCTTTGTGGTCTCGTAGTCGTACCACCACTTCCACTTGTACATGCGCTTCTTGATGAGCTTGTCGCCTAGGTACGGGAACGGAACCTTGCACAGGACCTGGAATCGAGACAGATCGTCTCGCAAGTCCACGCCCTCCTGCATGCTTGGGCTCACCAACACCGTGGCCTCTTTCGAGCTCATGTGCTGCTGCAGAACATCATCCCTGTTCGAGCTGTCGTGCGTGAGCAGCCGACGGGATCTGACGTTGTTCATGATGAAGTTGGCCACCTTGTAGCTGTGAGCGTGGATGATCCCCTTCTCGCCTGGGTGGGCGTCGAGGATCATCTGAACAGCCTGTGCCATCTTTGGCAGCGTGTTGTTGATGTTGCTGGCGTTCATCTTGCCGACGCCTGAGAACGCGACCGGTCGATTCTCGAGCGGGAACGGGCTGTCAAGCTTGATGTATCCTGCCTGCTCAGGCTTGATGCCGAGCAGCTGGCAGAACTTTTCCTTCGAGATGATCGTTGCGGACATCAGGACGATCTTGTCAGCCCGGTTGAATACCATCTCGGTGGCGAAGTCGCTGACATCGATGGGCTTGAACTCGAACTTGGCAAGAGATCGACCGTCAGCAGGAACGAAGTCGAAGACCCAGTTGTCCTTGTCGTAGGTCTCCAAAAACCTGTTGATCTTGCAGACGTGCTTGTCCAGAAGCTCGATCTGAGACGCGATCTTCTCGAACTGAGCCAACCGGCTCGCTGAGCCAATGAGCGTCTTGACGTCGCTCTGGAGACGTGCCAAGCGTGTTTTCGCCTTAGGCATGTAGGTCTCCTTGATCCACTTGATGGCAGCGGCTTGCGTGAGCTTGCCAGGAAAGTCTAGCTTGAGAGCCTGCTTCGCGAATCGTTCCGTGACAGCGATCTCAACGAACTTGCTCAGCTCTGACACCAAGTTGTGCGCCTCATCAATGACAAGCACGCGCTTCTCCTCCAGCTGGCCGCTGTAGTAGGTCTCGGCCAAGAAGTAGGAGTAGTTGGTCACTCCGAGATCACCATCAATGAACTCGCGTTTGTGCTTCTTGTAGATGCAGTTACGAGTGCAGATCGAGTGGTGCTTCGTGCCTGTGTTGCCGGCTTTCAGGATCCGCATGCCTTCGGCACACGAGATCCCCTTCGTTCCCTGGCAGCGGAAGTTCGAAGACGACCTGATGCTGAGCATCCCTTGAGACTTGGAGAAGTCCCTCTCGTACTGATCCTGTAGGATCTTCTGAGTCGTCAGGAAGTAGGAACCCCTTCGCTTGAGCATCGTGTTCTTGCTCGGTAGCGCATTGAGATACCCTGATGCTGCGACCGCGATCGCTGATTTGCCAACGCCAGTCTCTGCATCCACGATGAAGAACTTCTTATCGTCCTCGACGAGGGCTTTCTGCAGAGCATTCAACGCTTCCCGCTGTGCTTCTCGGATCTGAGGGAACGGAAAGTGTGACTCAATGTTGTGCATGGCTAGCCTTGCTGGTAGGTTACAACTGCTTGCCAATTTTATCTGGCAGATGCGCAGTTTACAGCTACCGGTCGTTTTTAGGCAGCCGGCTCATGTTGAACGACGGAAATTCCGAGTCTGCCTGCATGATCTCGCGGCGCATGCGATCAGCGACTTGACGCGCCCAGTTGTCTGCATCAACCTTCGAGTTGAAGTACTTGATCTCCTCATCGGCTGTGTAGCCCCTGTACTGCTTCTCTGGCTTGATGTGAGCAACCCACTTGCCGTCAGACAGGAAGTCAATGACAACCACTAGCTCTGGATAGTGCTCGAAGTTCATGGGCATCGTCTGGACAGACTTGTAGCCCCTGCCGATCTCCTCCTTGATGAGCTCCCGAACGTATCGCCTGAGATCAACTAGCATCAATCGTCTTCCCCAACAGACTCTGGCGGCAGATCGTCTCCCTTGGCCACTAGCTTCAGGTCCTTGGTGTAGACGCACCAAGCCACTGGATGCCCGGTGCCGCGCTTGGAACCAGCAACGTCTTCACCCACTTCAGTCAGGTTAGCGAACGGTCCTCGACGGCCCCAGTTGCCAACATGCAGCAGTTTTCCGTTCGCAGGGCTCTTGATGACGCAGACGGCGTGACCGGCCAATTTTCCAGTCTTGCGTCCGTTCTCGACCTTTGCCCATCCCTGCCCGAAGAACAGCGGATCGAACTTAGGATCGATCACGTTTACTGCCCAAGACGTGAAATCATCGCAGTCAAGAGCGCCTTCAGGCTGCTCTCGACCAGCATCGATCTCGTTGAGGCAGTGCTGCACCCAATGTGGCGATCCCACAGAATCCCAAGCCTCCCTGAATCCATCCTTCGTCCAAGTGAGCTTGTTCATCTGTTCCTGCGCCTCGATTGGTGTGAGACCGCTCTGCAACTCCACGTCTTCGTACTTCTTGTGGTGCATGAGACGATAGGTCTTTGCCCAACCGGGATAGATTCTCAAGATGTGCGCAAGCGCCATGAGCTTCTGGATGAACCAGATGTAAACATTGATCGCGATTTTCTTCATGTCTTCCTCTTAGAGAGCGACGCAAATAAGTATGGGGCAGAGCCGAAACTCTGCCCCACACCAACCCTAAGAAACTGCTGTTACGCGATCGAGATCTTCTTGACTTCCGGCTCGACGGCCTCTTTCACCGGGATCCGGAGCTCGAGCACGCCGTTCTCCATCTTCACGCTGATCGCATCGAGATCGTGGTTGTCATAGGCCTCGCGAGCCCACTTGTAAGACTCGCTCTTGTTGGTCCCCTCGCTCGCAACGGTCCTGACGGTGACAAGACGCCCCTTGACGGTCACCTCGAAGTCTTCTCTCGTCCGGCCAGGCGCAGCAACGATGTGCGTGAGGCCCTCTTCGGTGTGTGTAGTCACGCCTCGAACGTAAAAGAGCGACGGCGCCTTCTCGATGCTTGCCGGAGTCCGCAGCAGCCAGCTGTTCCAACCGTTTTCATCAGGGTGCAACATGGGATACATCAACTCCATCAGCGGAGAGTAGATGGAAGAGTTCTTGAGAGCTGGGCGATTGAGCGCGTTCGATCCCATTTCATCTCCTTTGCTATGGGACATCTAGAACTTAGACACGACGTGATCGAATAACACCGTGAACTTTCGCTTCGCGCTCTTTTTTTCCACTTCGTAGATGTCCATCTCGGCAACGCTTTGGTTGATCGAGCGCCTGAGCTTTGCCTTGCTGCTCTTCGTGAGGCTTCGAAAGAGGTCAGCCAAGAGAGAATGGGCATCCTTTTCGGCATTGCGCTTCTCCTCCATCGATCTGATCACCCGAGCTGCATGCAGCGCTTCGCTGAACTGGGAGAAGTGCTTCATGCCCTCCCTCTCCACAGCGTGGCGACAGATCGCCTCCAGCATCTTCGTTCGACCGAGAGGAAACTTGGTCGAGCCCAGCAGGGCGTAAAGCGGGTGAGAAGAGAGTGGATTTCTATCTTTCGCTTCTGCCAACCAAGCTCTCCATGAGACTTAGGATCAACAGGCCGGTGACAGTTTTTGTCACTTGCCAGGTCACGACCGCTCCCATCATCAAGCCGCTACCGACCCTCGACGAGAGCCTCTTTCTCTGCTCTGCTGAGAGACTTGATCTCAGCCTCTCGGCGCAGGGCCCCGGATCGACTCTCTGCATCCTCCCTCCACACGAGCTCGGCCGGCCTTCTCGAGCGCACGTACTTCGAGCCCTTGCCCGAGTTGTGCTCCTTCACGCGCCGATCCACATCGGTCGTGATGCCCGTGTAGAGAGACCCGTCAGAGCAGAGCAGCATGTATACCGACCAGTTCTTCATGAGAGTAAGTATGGGATCGGACCCAAGTGGAGACGGAGGGAGTCGAACCCTCGTGTACGAAACTTTAGCAAACCGCCTTCATCACGACCATCAGCTCGATTCATTTCCGGACAGCCTCACATCGAGCAGCCTAGCGTCCGGTTTTCACCTCGTCTCGTCTCAGGCTCGGTGAGTTCCTGAAACCAGCCTCCTAGTATTCCAGTCACATCAGGAGCAGTGGCTCATCCTGGGCGACCGTCGCAGCCCTCAGGCTGCGATAGCGTATTCAACGTTTGTGTTGGCAGCTAGTTGCTTGCGGGTTTTGAGAGGGCCACCCGCACCCTCGGTCGTAGCGGAATGTTCGGATCCGTATCGAAACCAGTGCATCCCCGTTATTCGAACTTATCGCCCTTGCGGGCGATTTACAGAAGAAATTCTAGCAGCCCTTACGGGTTCCTGACGGCGCGATGCCTTTTGGCGTAGTCCGCAGTCGGATCGAGGTTGGGGCCGTAGAGAAGCAGTAGTGTGATCATCCTGCCAACCTCGTCGTCGCCAGCTCGAGAGGCCACGATTCGGTAAAGAGGCATGTAGAGATCGCCGAGTGTAACTCTCTCACCGCCACTCACACCAGACTTGGCCGACTTCAGTCGATCCTCGAGCTCCTGACTGATACTGCCAGCAGTGTTCATCAGTGCCTCTACGGCCGAGATCACTTGAGCCGCCATGTAGCCAACGACCTCGCCGTCAGCCCATGACTCTCGCTCAGCGCGTTCATCCACTGACACCATCTCGAACTCTTCTCTGATGATTCGTCTGAGTTGTCGCTTTGTGATTTTCACTTTAGTATTCCTTATCTATAACTGTGAATCATATCAGCCAAAAGGCGGAAGGCTTGCTTCTTGATGCCCGGC